TTACCTTGTAACTCCATCTGTTTGATATGTGCCGCAAGTGTTTGTACTGATGCTGTTCTTGTAGGATAATACTTTATTAACAAATAACCTTTTAATGCGTTTAACTTTTTTTGTACATCTTCTTGATAGAATTTTAAATTACCTGTTGGAACTCCTGAGAATATTGTATCATATCTTAGTCCAACATATTCAGAGTTTAACTCTAAAGTATAATGTGCTACTTTCATTCCATTACGAACACAATTAGCACCTAATGCTTGAAGAGTCCAAGACTTACCAATACCTGCGGGTGCTACAACAACACCTAACTCACCACCTGCTAAACCACCATCCATAACTTCATCAATAGTATCCCAACCTGTTTTTATAGTATCACGAGCTGATTGATTCAATCTCTCTTCAAGTGAGATAAGATATTCGTGTCCTAAGTTTCTATCAGTACCTGCTCGTAAAGCACCATCAATAATTCTTTTTATATTGTCGTAGTCTTTATTTTCAAGTAAGTCAACACTCTCTATAATAGCGTTCTTTAATGTTTGATTCTTACAGAATCCAAGAACTTGTTCTTTTACGAAATCTAAATCTGTAGCTTCTATGTTTCTCCAAGCTTCTTTTAAACTCTCGATTACTGCTACTTTTAAAACATCATTTTGTATTTCATCTGTTTTAACTTTTAAAACTTCAAGTGTAGGAACATTCTTATACTCTATAAAATATTCCATTATAGTTTTAATTAGAAACTTATTAGAATCTGATTCGAAATAATCAGGATTCATAATATCAGATATTTGTGCAGTAAATGTATTATCACTTAATAGTGATGAAACTACCTTTGTTTGAAATGTAGGACTATACTGATTTAAATTTTCCTTACTCGCCATAGAGTTCCTTTTTTAACTTTTCACTTTTTTTATTCAAATATCTTTTACGAGCATTATCCAAAACTCGTTGTCTATTTTTTAGATAATAATTTTGCGACCACTTTAGTTGTGCTTGTCTTCTTTCTTCTTCAGTTTTATATTTTACTTTTCTACCCATTACGTGTAAGTGTGTCTAAGGTTGACCAACTTTCTCTCAACCATACTTCTAAGTTTTGAATCTCATTTGAGAATCCGTCTTCTAAATACATTTGACGAAATTTGAAACTATTTAAAGAGTTCGGCTTTTGTTCAACAAAGTCAAGAATCTTTTGTTTCGCATTACCACTTATAAGTATCTCTTTCAAATCCATTAATTCAAAATTTCTTTTTAAAATATCTAAATTATCTGATAATCTATTATCTCTACTAACTAATTCTTTTAGACTTATAGGTTCTGTAGAAATTTCAGGATACAATTTAATTAAAGTCTTTAGACCTATTCCTTTAACACCTGGAATATTATCAGACTTATCACCATCTACCATTCTATACATCAAAAAGTTTTCAGGATGTATGTCATACTCTTCCATCAAAGTTTCAGTATTGTATAACTTCTTCTTTGAAGGACTATATACATTTATCCTATCGTCTACTAATTGTAGAAAGTCTTTGTCTGTAGACATTATGGTGCAACGGGTAAACTTTCCCTTATTTGCTACATATGAAATTACATCATCTGCCTCCATATTGTCAAGCGAAAAAGTTTGTACAGGTAAACAATCTAAATACTCCATCAGCCTTGACATCTGTTGTACCATAGAAGTTCTTTCGTCACCTTCTTTTGTAAACTCTACTCTACGATTTAATTTAGATTTAAAAGCACGACCTGCTTTGTAGTCAGGAAATAACTTCTTTCTTTTTTGTGAACCACCTTTACCATCAAAGACGATTAGGATTCTTGTAGGCCTGATAAGTTTTATTATATAACTTAGTGACCTCAAGAATCCTATCAATCCTCCTATGTGGTAACCATTGTCACTCATCATAGGTATAGCACTAAAACATCTGATAAAATTATTTAGACCATCTATTACTAACACATGGTCATTTAATTTTATTGGCTCGGATGGATTATTCTTTATCTCATCAAGCAAACTCAGATATCGTTTTTTCATCGTATTCCTTTACTTTTTGTGCTATGTATTCTTCAAGTGTATGTACAGGTTTCCATCCCAAGACCTCGTGTGCTTTCGTGTCTGTACATAGAGTCTCCCGCATCTCTCCTGGTCTTTCACCTATATTTACACTATCAGATTTGAATAGTTTAACAACCTCATTAATACTATAGTTTTTCCCTGTACCTAACTCAAAAGACTCTGCTTTCAAATCAGTTCTTCCTTGACAAGCAATCAACGCATTACATATATCTAATACGTGAGTAAAATCTCTTCTTTGCTCACCATCATTAGTAATTGTCAACGGCTCGCCTTGTTGTTTTAACTCATCGAATATAGATAGAACCGTTGAGTAAGCACTCTCAGATGGTATCATATAGTCGCCATATACGTTGTAGAATCTCGTTATAATTGTAGGCAAGTCATATACCTTAGAATACAACTCGCACAACAACTCACCATTGTGCTTATAGAAAGTGTACGGATTAGCATAATGGTCACCGTGAATAGAACTTGAACCTGCATATACTACAGGAATGTTTTCATTTACTCGTGCCCACTCTAATATGTTTTGTGTTCCAACCACATTAGCTGCAAACGTATTTTGAGGGTCTTTAAACGATGGCTGTATTCTTGCTAAAGCAGCAAGATGATATATGATGTCAGGTTTCCAATCACCCAAAACAGAGTCTATATGTTTATCAAAGAAATAATCTGTAAGTTCAAACTCGTGATACGTTACATTATCATTATCAATAATATTCAGAGGAGACCCTGTAGAGTAATTATCTAAAACTTGAATTTGAGTGTCAGGTTGTTCTTTGATAAGTTTACAAATTAAGTTTGTACCAACAAAACCCGCACCACCTGTTATTAATATCTTCATTATAATTCGTCTATATCATCTACAGGTTTATCAGTTTCCACTACATCATCTAATCCAAGAGCAGAAGTATCATACTTTAAAATCAGAACATTACAAATTTCATTATATAACTTTTCTTCAAGTCCATCGTGTTCTCCTAATATAGATTCGAAGTCTTTTGATTGAAATTTAATGTCTTGTCCGTTATGTTCTAAAGTATACCAAGCTCCTGTTTGTTTAACAAGTTTGTATTCTTTCATCACTTGTAACCAAGATGCTTTATCATCGATACCTCTATCAAAGTACAAAGGAAAGTCTGCTCTTCTCAAAGGTGGACCTAATCTGTTCTTTATAACTTGTGAAGTTATAGTCATACCGATAGTATTCTTTTGTGCATCTTTTATTTGACCTTTGTTCTTTAAACGAAGTCTTGTTGAAGCGTGAAAAGGAAGTGCTTTACCACCTGATGTTGTGTAAGGGTCTCCAAACATAACACCAAGTTTTTGTCTTAACTGATTAGTAAACACAAGTGCTACACGTTGTCTACCAATCATTTGAGTAATCTTACGAAGTGCTTTAGATATGATGATTGCTTTGTGTGTCGCATATCCATCTTTATCAAAGTCTGCTTCAATCTCAAATTTAGTAGACGCCGCAGCAACTGAATCAACTAATATAGTTACCAATCTATTCTTATCACTTTCACGAACTTTAGTAACAATCTCTTCGATTGCTTCAAAAATATCTTCTACGGTTTCTAAATGTAGATATAACATTTTCTTACTATCGACACCAATCACCTGTAGAAACTCTTCACTAACTGCTGTTTCAGTATCTATGTAAACTGCAACACCATCTTTCTTTTGAGTTTCTGCAAGTATGTGAGCACCAAGTAAAGATTTACCACTTGATTCTAATCCATTGATTTCAGTTATACGACCAACAGCAATACCACCATTAGGTCTGTTTGAAATAGCCAAATCTAATATACTTGAACCTGTAGATAAAAACTCTCTTATATCTGTAGGTGTAGTATCTGAACCATCAAGAAAATATGCTACTTTATAATTTTTGAATTTCTTGTTTAAACCATCAGCTAAGATATTAGCTAAGTCGTCTTTAGTCTTACCCATACATATCCTTTACAATAGAGGTGGTCCCGCTAATGAAACCACCTCTGTTTTTATTGTTTACTTATTGAAGAGTTGGTCGAAAGCTTCAGAAGTATCTTTTACGGTTTTTTGTGAAAGAACTTCAGAAGTTACAGACTCATCTTTTGAATCAGAACTATCATCATCAGAAGGAGTCAACCAATTATTAAGAACTTCAGTTAGTTCTTCATAAGAACGTTCCTGATACATCTCTTGCATATTCGGTTGCTCGTTTAACAACTTATCAAGAAGTTTGTCATCTTCTGTGATTGGAGTTTGATTAGGCTTTACCCTAATGTTAGTGACAGGAAAATTCTTTCCTGCTTCTTCAGCAGAAATAAATTCTACCGTTACATCACGACCATTCATAGCATCTGTGATGTCACCATAGTCAGGGTCAGCTATTACAGATAGAAGCTCTTGATAAACCATTTTACCAAAGCCCCAAAAACGAACACCTTCAGACTCTTCACCTCTAACGATTACAGGAGCGAATGTTCTCATTTTTGCCATAAGTTTTTTCGCTATCTGATAATCTTCTTTGTTACCACTTGAACGAAGTTTTT